CCGGGGTACTATACTGAACACCTTCCGAGGTGCTACCGTGGGTAATGGTATCCGCCCTAAAGTGACGCATCGCTTCTTCATCGGCGCCTAGAAATTCATACAGATCTGATTCTACTGTAATGCATTCTTCGTCTACGCTAGCGTCCAAACGGACAGCATCCGAATCCACATAAGCGACGGGTTCATCAAAGAAAGACTCAGCCATCTCCAGCCAAGCATCCGTCTGCTCTGCGTTCAAACCTGGTCCGTAAGTTGTGTCACCGTGCTCTCCTTTGCAAGCCTTGCTAAGGGCATGCGCAAAGGGGCCGGTGGCATTAACGTACTCGGGATAGCAGCCTTGTATCAAACGGGGATCGTAACCTTCGATCTGCCCAAATAGCTCATCATCGGCTGGCTCAGTGCGCTTCTCTGCGCATTCCAGCTTGATGAAAGCTTTCCTTCGGCTTGCCGCGTGGTAGTCCTCGACCTCATCGCCTGAGTCCCTAGCCCTACGCAGCTCCCTTTTCTTGGTGCCTGGATACCTATCCAACCATTCCTCATAAGGTGTGGCTATTACTGGCCACAGCTGCCCGAACAAAAGGAACATTCTATTTCTACCTGTAACATTCCACCAGCCTCGCAACGGTCTGGCTCGATCACAGATGCCCCTATTTCTGACAGCCACCAGGTCATTGTGAACGCAATGCCTGGCTACCACTGGTATGTGATTGGCAACCCCTAGGCCCGTATGGAACGGGCCTAGCGTCGCCTGACACTCATAAAGATTGGCCTCTTCAAGGGTAGTCATGTCAGTACGACGAATCTTACACGTTGCGCCTTCACGGACAGCTTTCAACTCGCGTCCCCGCGCACAGTACGTAGTAAGTGGGCCAGCCACTCTTGCAACGCGTCTGCTACCCGCTAGCCTGTACAATGCAGTGGCCAACTGCACCAGGCACTGTATCAGCGGATACGATCCCCTAGCCCAGCAAGGGAATTTCAGCGTTTTGCCCTGTTTCAAACTGCTAGCGACGGCAAACAACAAGAGTAGCAAGAACATATACGAAGATGAACCGCGAGCAAGCGATCGGACAGGTCTAACCTTCAACCATAACGCATGCCACGTAGTAATCGCGGTAGCAAACTTGTTCTTGAAGAACAATTCGTAGAAAAAAGGCGGCTGAAGCAGACAGCCCGCCAATGACGGGAACTAACCAGCGTCTATTATTAACCAACCAATTCTTCCAACTGATGACCCAAGCACTCGGTGGCGGTGCGAAAGGGTCGGAGATCAACTCATTATGCGATGCAATGGCATGCGCTTGGGCGCCGAGGCACCCTACAGCCTTGGCTTCAGCAGCCAGTGTGCGCAGTAAACCAAAGGCGACAATGTAGGAAACGCTGTCAGCGCGTTCCAATGTCGACATCCTGGTAGTTTTCAGCCATTGCCTGGCTTGGTTATGGGCATCCGCGTATGTTCGTTGCTCACGCGGCCTGCCTGCGGCCCACAAAGCTATGTAGCCGACTCCCTGTTTTGGGACCAATACCTGCTGGTTGTTCACTAAACAATAGAACGCATCGCCTGCAGAATACATATGTTGTATTGGTCCCACGATCGATTGCATCTCGCTCTCGCGCGGGTCAATGCCCCCGACCTGATCTGGTGTGGTGTTGCCATAGAAACTATCATTCATCGGATCTTTCAGAATGACGCTAGCCGTTCTCGCCACGGCTAAATGGAAGCGTACAATAACACAATCTCCTACTCTGGAAACGACGTTCCAGCAGAGGGTGTAGCCTTCCACTTCTTCCGCTCCTTTCAGCGTCCAATCGGCAGGGTCAGCGAAATACTTGCCCATATGCCTGCCGTCTTCAACACACAACCCGCTACTGGTGCGCTCCCATCGCACCTCGGGTAATCCACCAGGGGCAGCGTGGTGTCCCCCACGTGCCGCTCG